GTCAAACTCGAATCCTCTATTAACCCCATCAACCCCGTACATCCGATACCCGCTACCGAAGTTGGAGTTCACAAACTCATAGTCTCCAGAAGGGCTTAACGTGATGGCCGAGCTGTCTCCAGCGATAGTAGCCAGATCCCCGCCACCAGATACCTCTATCCCTTCTGACTGGAATGTTCCTGTTTGACTGGCAAAGATAAGTCTCCCTGCCGCGTCACCACCAGCCCACGATCCTGATTCAACCATTACCCTGGTGATCGTCGCAGTAGCTCCTCCAGTTAGACCGGTAATAACATCTGATTCTGCAATCGCCGTAGATCCGGAGGTGAAAGATAGCTCTTTGCCCAGAGCAACGGCAGCCCAGCCAGATGCAGTTGATTTGTATATCGCGGCAGTAGCGCCGCCAACAGCATTCCTGAATGCGTATACGATGTCGTTGAACACCCACACGCCGAGCATGTCTCCGGTTCCAGGGACCACCGTGATGTCTGACCTGTACACATCCGCCGCTAGGTTTTTGTACTGGGCCTGTAGGTTTTGCGTCGAAGCGCCATTGGGGATGCCAACAGCGTCCGTATTCCCCTGGATAACAGCGGAGACTGTAAGGTTCTCTGAAGCATTGCTGAATGTGCCTGTGGTCTTCGTCAGGATGAGATAGTCCTGCGCCCCACTCGTTACCACCCCTCCCGCCACAATCACGCCTGTAGCGCCTGTGTCGGCTCCTGTGACCGTGTCTCCACCATTGAAGGAACCTGTGATTGTTACATCTAAAAGTATGTATGTGGCCGCTGATGGGGCAGTCTGGCCGTCAAACCGCTCATATCCCTCAATATCAACATAGCCGCCGTCTAGGCCTATCTCGAAATTAGAGGCACTCTGCAGTGACCCAGGCTTGGCCTTCCATTTCGGAGTAACCTCATCAACACCTTTCTCAAAATCAAGGTAATCTCTTCGGACGGCAGGCAGTGGGGGGAGTTTGAATAATGCATTCATGCCATCGGGCCTCTGACCCGCATAGGCTGAAGCTGATCTCCCTCTAGCTGACGCATTAGCCTAGAGCCTTCTACCCTGGCTCTGTTCAATGTCGCTTGATCTGACTCGAAATAGGCGTACTTCTCTAAAGCCTTATAGACAATGAGCTGATGGTACTGGACCGGCAAGACCGGAGTATCACTATTCGCCGCTAATACCTGCGCCCCGCCCTGGAACAGACCTGTGATCGTATACACAGCATCTGGCGCTGGGCCGATCACTAGATTGTTCTGAGGGTCCACCGAGACATGAGAGGGATAGCCGTCAGACTGAGTACCGATCTCGTAGATGTTCCGGAACCATTCCCATGGCACATAGATCATCCAGTTCTCTGTACCAACACCGCCTGATGTCAGATATATCTTGGGCGGATCTATGCGGTCATTAACATCCCAGCTGTTAAAGGTCGTGAGAGCAGATCCTGCACCTTCGTTACCACCAGTAATATCAGTGACAGCCGCATCATCCCAGGCGTACCTGTAAGTAGATGCGACAGTGGCTATCTCAAACTCGTTCCTTAACCATCTCCAAGCGTAGCCGTGCCTATTCTGGATCTCGACATAAGCATTCGTTATCCATGTCACCATCCGCTGTAATTCGCCGGCCTGACCGGTTACCGCCGTAGGGACCGTGCCCCCGCCAGGGAGATCCGCCTCCAAACATAAGGCCTGACATAGTTCCAAATAAGTCATGCATCTCCTTTACTTAGGACGGCGCTGCAAGACACTCGGCCAGCCACGCCTTCCCTCTGGGGTTACGGTCCTCGACTACCTCAAACGGATAGCGCAGGCCCCTGTGAGCAACATAGCGCACAGATCTGGCCCCATCTCCGTCAGTGAACGGCTGGTTCTCATAATGAACCGGCTTCGCCCGAGTCAGCGCCTCAACGAAATATCTCGCCACTGTCTTGAGCTGGCCACGGATAAAGGTCTCTTTCTGACCATTGACCGAGACAATAAAGGCCCGATCAGCCTGCTTCTCAGCAGTGTCATGGACCCTGATAACCACCGGCTCGTGATTGAACTCCTCCAGCTTCGCCTTGTCAGCAAATGCCTGGGAGTCAATGTCCGGCAAGTTTTCAGTAATCAGCTCCGGAGTATCCTCAGTACCACCGATTGTCATCAGGGTTGTCTGATTCGGAACCTCGGCCTCTGTCGTCTTCGTCATGACAGCTGGCCGATCCTTTGCATCCATACCCGTTAACTTCTCGAGAATCGCGGCCATGTTGGCATCGGTCTTCTCGATATGGTCATTGAGCGTTTTGTTAAGCTCGAAAGTCGTTGGACTCTTAGACTTAGTCATCTTCTACCTTCCTCTCCTTCGTTTAAAAAAGCCCCCGAAGGGGCTAATGGCTACGCATTACTTGACGGACGCGCCCCTGAGAACCTGATGTAGTCAGTGGTCACAACCGTAGCAATATCAGCATCATCGCCGCTATCGCCCCAGACATAAGGGATCAGCAATGAGGTCGTTGCAACCGCAGTCAGCCGCGTCAGTCTCAATACGCCGTTGATGTAGAACCTAGCATCACCATTCGCATCAACCTCAATCCGCAATATGTCATAGGTGTTTGCTGTCGGCCCAACAACCAGTGTTTCCTCTGCGGCGGAATTGCCCACAGTGCCAGCATTCGTGGATACCGCCTGAAACAACGTAGTCGCTGTCGCGTCAGTGGAGAACATAATGGCGATACCGTTAGTGACCCCTGCGTCATCAGTAACCGTACCAGAGTTCACCTTATAGTTGGCAACCTCTGTGGAGTTTGGTAACACATCACCAAGGCCAAAGCCCCAGCTAGTACCTGTTATCTGGTCAAACGACACACGATATTCAACAATCGTCTTGCCGAGACTGACCAGTGAACCTTTCGCCAGCAGGATAAGGCCCAGCACAGACTTGTCATCTGCGCCACCAGTTCCGCCAGATCCCATGTTGATCGCACCTTCTGGCGCGGTGATCGTCACGCCGACTGTCGCGTCACCATCTGATCCCTCAAACACGATCCAGTTGTTCGTGGTGTCAATAGCAGCATCAAGGAAGTCATCGAAGACCTCGAAGCGGGTCTCCTGTCTGGTCTCCCTCTGGTCTGACTCTAGGGTCGTTAAGGCGATGGTTGACTCTGTCCCATCAGCGTTGTCTGTCTTGATCGCTGAGTTCTTACCCAGACGAAGCGTATTAGCAATCTTTAAGTTCCGTACCTTTTCCCATAATCTCATTGTTAGTTTCCTGTGTTAGTGCGAGATTCTTGGAAGAGGGGACCGAAGCCCCCTCAACTCAAGGGTTCTTCTTGCTTACGATTCCTGCGGACGTAATGGCAGGGTGGAAATATCCACCATAGTCTCGTAAGTACTCCATGTCGTGGACCCGAAATCGAAGTCCGATCCGGAGTTGTTCTTGATGATGATGTATCCAAATGGCAGATACGTCTCAAGGTCAACCCACGGGAAGGATGGCGCGATTTTGAATGCACCAGCAGCATCCAGAGACTGGAGCGCACCTTGATGGAACGCGATGGTTCCAGCAGCGATGATACTCGCCACAAAGACACAACCTTTGTCATCACCAATAGTGGTGAAGGTATCGCCATTGTAGTCAGTCGTGCCTGGGGCAGTGTTGGTCTGAACGGCATACGCCGTAGCCATCTTGCCAGCAATAGCGCCTGCTACTGCTACAGTCGTGGTGATCGTGGAAGTCGTTCCGGCGGTAAGGCCAGCTTTTGAGAAGCACATTGTGGCTCCTCTTATATCGTTTGCTTGCGGCATAAATTTCTCCTGTTTAGAGTTAGGCCGTAGTCACCCTGTTTGGGCAGCTTTCACCCAAAAGCCCCGCACTGGGCGAGGCTTAGGGTCACTCTAAGTCGTTGATTAAAGAGAAGTGACTCCACACTCTGCTACAGCCATCCATCCATCGTTCTGGATAAATGGAGCGCACCAGAAGATCGCGCCGACATAGCCGCGCTGACCGTGTGGGTCATTCTTATCTTTGGTGGTGTGTGGGATGTGAGTCACATTGAAGGAGTTGAGGCCCCGTAGAGCAACGTCTCCCCAGGCATCTTCAGCCACCACGATCATCGGGTATACGTCGATGCTCGTTCCAGTGGTAGACAGAAGTCCGGTAGAGCCTACAGCCGCTCCGGAGTCTGCGATCTCTGACAATTCAGGAGATATGATGAACCTGTATCGATCACAGGCCCCAAGCTCCATCTCGTGCATTACCTTGCGAGTACCATACGAAGCGCACTCAATGAACCCTGGCAACTCACGAATGTCATTCTCACAGTCAGTGTGACAGAACACCAAGAACCCTGCTTCTACAGAGGCGGTGTTGTAGTTTGGTGACGGCGTGAGGATCTGGGTGATCAGATCTGCCCTGTTGCTCAATAGGCTTCGGGAGATCTTTCTCAGCAAGCCAAGAGATACTGTCTCATCAACCGTGCCCCTGGTAGTGCCGCCAGCGTAGAACAGATTCGTTCCACCCTTCAGCGTGCCATACCGGATCTTCTCACGGACTAAGCCCATTCTCTGGCCAGTCTGCTTCTTCATAGCCGCCGGAACATCGTCCTCGTACAGGTCTGCGGTCTTATCCGTATACATGTACAGGCAGCTGTACTGATTCAGAGTGACCGTGATGTCCTGGGGAGTGATCGTATCGGCATCAGGTGTTACGCCCTCTGATGTCAGATGCGCGTTCTCATCTACTACCCAGGCGTTGATGGTGGCCGCGCTAGTAGTAGCGCCTCCATACGGAAGCCAGCGTCTGAAGACTACCGTCTCCGACTGGTTCTTGCCCATCTTGTGTTGTGTACCGGTGATTCCCAGTACTTCTCGGGGGATTGCATGCTTGAGGATTGAACCCTTTAGCTTGCCTACCCGTTCTGCTGTTGTGTCGTAATTCTGTGTCGTCATGACATTTCCTCGTTATAAAGATAAATACACCTCCCTTGTGGGGGTGCAGCTCGTTCCTCTTCTTTATAACGAAGGCACTTATGTCATTCGTTCCGATCTGTCGGGGCGTTTACACGCGCCGTAACATTCTAGCCTTCCTTATAGCCTTGCTCGAATGCATCTTCCTCTGACTTAGTTGCAGGCCGTCTGTCATTGCCGCCACCACTCGTGATGGGAACTACAGAACCTTCCAACCTCTCCTTAGCCAGTCTTGATCTTTCCTTCCGCTTTTCAGCTTTCTCTTGCGCTGCCGTCCGATCAGCCTCGAACTTATCTAGCATGGTGACAGCATCCCGCGCTTTAGGGCTATCTGCCAGCGCCTGCATATCAGGCGATTGTATCGCACTCCACTTGCGGAAGGCCGGTGTCTTTACCGTATCTTCCCAACCATCGTGCTTTAGATCCAATACAGCCATCTGTCTACCCTGCTCGGTGAGATCAGCCATCTCTCCTTTCAGGCCAGCAACCTGCTGCTGTAATTTGTCAACATTGGGTATCTTAGCCAATATTGCGTTGCCTTGCATCCCTAACTGTTCCTGAAGGACATCTGCCCACTCTGGGAACTCTTCCTTAAACTCGTCAAACTTCTCGCCACCAGTCGCTGCTTCCATCACCTGTGCAGACGATGGTTGCCCCGATTCAGCCTTCGGGCTGGAGTCTAGCTTCTTGATCAGCTGGTTGAGCTTGCCGTTGATATCGCCGTACTGGCCCTCAAGGGTTCTGATACGTTGCCCTGATTGATCCACTGCCTGGGGTTCATCGGACTTATCGTCGGCCTCACCCGCTGCAGCTTCGCCATCTTCCGCGAATACCTTGTCTAACTCATCTAGCTCTTCTTCTTCCTGGCCAGACTCTTCAATTAAGATTGTCGGCCTTGTTTCGTCTGCTGATGCTTCCTCATGTCCCTCAAGGAATGCCGCTTCTTCAGCCTCGGCATTTGCAGCGGCCTCTTCTAGCTCTTGTTCTTCCTGCTCTTCCGGCATGTTATCTCTTCTAAATGTATTCAACCCTGGTCAGTGTAGACTCAGGAATAACCAATGGTTCCTCATTGGCCTTCCTTAAAAACCGCTTCCATTCGTTGATCGCCCCGACTCGCTGGGCGTTCTCTATATCCGTTAATTTCGGATTATCGCCCTGAACACGCAGTTTGGCAACACGTTCTTCCGCGTAGCCGGTAATTTTCTTGTATGTCGCTGATCGATATTCTTCATCATCCAGCTCCAGTATGCTCGAACTGAGCAGCTCATCATCTAACTTTTCGGTCTTCAATGGCGTGTTATCTCCGCTCTGTAGTGGAAATCGTCCCCAGGTGGCTGCGCTGTCTCGCCTGTCGTGATGCGGCCCATCGTCTCTGGATCGTCCTTGAGCATGGCTGGGACATCATCTGGGTGTACTAGGCTCCAGTCTTTAGCCTCGGCCTGCGGATCTAGTGATCTGTAGACCACCATCATGTCCGTCCTCACTCTTGCTTTCCTCTCCATCATTCTACAAATGCCTGTCCTGGGGCTGCTCGGCCCATAGGCTCTACAGCTGGTGTGGTTACTTGCGGGGACTGGCCTGCAAGCTGTTTCTGGGTCGTGAGCTTCATCACCATCTCAGTGAGTGATGCCTTGATCTTCTGCAAGACCTCCGCCTCATGGCCCTCGCGATCAAGCTCACCCAACTCAGCGTCAACCTGCTTCATGATGGAATTGAACTCAATCTCTTTATTGGCCAGCTCAAGCTCTTGTGCCAGCTTGGCTTGGGCCAGTTCAGCCCTAAGCTGCTCTTTGCCCATCTCGCCTTCAGCCTTGATCTGCGCGACTTCAACAGACGAATCAGGTGCAGGCTGGGACATCTGCTCGACAACCTTCTTCCATTCCTCATCATCGTACTGGAATCGGGCTGGGTCAAACTTCTGGCCCTTGAGGTGTTCCTCCATCCACTTGTGTGGATCTAGGCCAAATTTCGGCTCGAGAACCAACTCGCCCATGCTCTGGATGAATTGATTATCAGCATCTCTCTGCAGCAATCCGGCAGATCCGTGGGCCTTGATCTCGAAATCACCCTTCATCTCGTCTTCGCCGTACATGAGTAGGAACTCGTAGTACCGGCGGATGTGGGGTTCTGTGATCATGTCATCGAACAATCGAGCTATACGGCGCATCACTGTTGATGCGTTATTGTGCAATATCTGCATGCCGCCAACCGTCTCTGGGGCCGATCCCTGCTGGCCTTGTAGGATTAAAGGCATACCGGTTACGTCTTCCGCCATCTTCAGGGCGATATCCATAATCAGCTTCAAATCATCGGTCATCATGTCCATCTGGACAAAGC